AATTTTTCTCTAACGACTTTTACCCCGGCCCCTTCCAACCTTCCCAATGTGTTAATTGCTGATGTATATTTTCTATACCAATCTTGTCTTGTACTGATATTTGCGATTGTTTTTAGAACTTCATACCATTTCATTAAAGGTACACAATCATTCAACTCTTTAAAGTCGTTTCTATACCCCTTATAAACCGATTCTACGACCTCATTAAAGATAAATGGTTTCCCATTCTCTTCAAAGTATACCCACTCATAATCCAATCCTATGGTGTTTAAATACCTATTGTCTAAAACTAATGTATTGACATGAACTATTTTGGATATGTCGAATTTGTCTAACTTCTTTGCATCTATGTGATTGAAATTAATTATACCATCTTCACCATTTGATTGTCTAAAATATATAAAAGACAAACGACTTCCTAATGGATGTGCTCTATGAGAACTCCATACAGGAATTATAAGGTCAATATTTACATTACCCCCTAAAAACAAAAGTAGGGTATGTTTATCTTCAATTAGATTCATACCCTACAATATACTAAAAATATTTTGATTTACAAAATTTATTCTCCCCAATGTTTTTCACGTAATTCGTAAATATCAATTGGTTCTCTTTTCATTTGTTGACCTGGATTAAAATATGCACCCTTCTTTAAATAACCACATAAGAAGTTTCTTCTCATTCTTGTAGTATCTCTATTTGGTTCACTACCATGTACAACGTGTGAATGTAATAATGCTACTTGTCCTTTTCTTAAATATCCTTCAATCTTTTTAAAATCATGTCCTTCCGGCATTACACAACTCTTACCTCTCTCACTTCTCCAATTACCTGTGTTTGTTTTCTTTCTTTCCTCATTATCTTCAATTGGTAATGTAGGTAATCTATGAGAACCTTCATAATTCCACACTGCTCCGTTTTCAGGGTCGTGATTATCTAATGCCAATGCTGTGTTTACAATTTCGTTATGTCCACATCCTGTATAGAATGCGTTTTGATGTTGGTCTCTACCTAATTCACCTTTTGGTTTGTAATAACCCCAAGTTTGCATTCCAACGATATCTCCTTCCATTAAAAATTCACATGCTTCTACAATTTTTGGATGTGAAAACATTTTTTCAATTTTTTCGGAAGATTTGTGTGGATGCATAATTGGTTCAAATTCTTGCCATTTTTCAGGTTCAGCTTGATTTCTTTCCAATCTCAATCTATCCAATTCTGCGTTTAATTCGTCAACCTCTTGTTCGGTTAATAATTCTAAAACCGTCCAACCCCTGTATCTCCAATCAAAGGTCATTTGTTGTCTTTCCTCAACGGATAAGTGTTTGTATTTTTTCATAACTTAATTTGTTTATATAATTAAATATAATCAAAATTATTTTAATTACCAAATTTTTAGATGATTTTTATCATTTATAAAATTGTAAAATGTTTGGTAGATATAAAGATATATTTGGTAAAACTTTTGATGTATACATTATAGATGTTTTATTTGAATTGATTACACCTCTATCATCTATGTCACCATTGTCCTTATATACAACATCTAATGGGCCTGTGATTCTCCATTTCAATTCACCTGTTAACCAAAATGGTTTATCTTTATATGATTCAAAAGTAGATTCATTTATTTCATAGATAAACCCATTTAAATCATTTGCTCTTCTAACAAAATATCGCATTATAAATCCCAATTCGTAATCACTCGATGTTGGTGATGGTACGATTGTTTGTGGTGTATTTAAATCAAATATATTTGAACTAACTTTATACATACTATCCGTTTTTTACTCTATATCCAGCTTCTACTACAGTTTTCCAACCCTCATTTTCTATTTGATGCTTTACATTTGTTACTTGAAAAAATCCATTCATATTATATACTTCAGGAACACCATCTATTTTAAATACTTCACCACAATTTATACCAGATGTACCATCTAATATAATTGTTATTTCTAAAAAAGTTAAAGCTGATGTTGTTTTTTTCTGTTGTTCGTCTTTAGGTAATAAATTATTTACTAAAAATCCCTTATCGGTATATATTAATGTTTTTGGAGTTTCTTTTGTATTGGTTGGATTAAATTTAAATTTTACACTTTTACTATTTAAAGATTCTTCTTCATTTTTATCTTCGGTTGTTGCATCTCCTTCTTTTTTCTTTACAGTTGGGGCCAGGCCGGCATCTTCCAATGCTTGTTTCTTTTTCAAATTTGTAGCTACCGATTCCAATGTTATATCGACTGCACCTCTATCAACTGACATAAATTTATCTGCATTTGTAAATACCGACATATCAAATTTTGCATATCCTGTGGGTGTGAATGAATATTTTGTTCCCTCACATGTAGATGTATCTGCTACTACTAATTTTGGTACTTCATCTTTTGGATTTAAAACCGAATCAATCATTGATATTGATGAAAATGCAGCTTGACCTTGTGCCAAATTACTTAATTCAAAATTAAATTCAAATCCTCTAACTATTGAACCTGAAACTCCAACTTTAAATCTATATAAATTTTTAAATTTATCATCATCAAATTGATTATTTGTTAATTGTGAATCTAATATTGTATATGAAGATTGTGTTCCTGCAGCAGTTGCTAATCCCATAGTTAATTTACATTTTCCATATAAATTTTCATTTATTAAACTAATTAATTGATTATAAAAATCTGCCCTATGTGTAGACTTTTTCCACATATTAACAAATGTATCATATTTTACAAATATATTTAATAAATTTCCATATTGTTGTTCTTTTGTACTTTCTATAATATTTCCGTTTTTATCGTATATTCCCGCCGTTGACTCCAAATTAAATGAATAATTATTTATTTTATTTAATACTGGTTCTACTTTTTCATCTTTTGTTTTTTTAATTATAATTTTATTTTTCTTTTCAGTTACACCAAATTCTGGCATTTTTCCAGGAATAATAATATCACTACTATATGATATTATTATACCAGATGATATTGTATTGATTGGTATAATTGGTTTAGTTTTACCACTATCTTCAAAAAACTCTTCTAAAGATATTGTTGAAGTAGATGTTTCGAGTGCTAATTGGTCATTTGCTAAATTTAACATATATCTAACAGATAGATACGCATTTAAAGATGCTTTTGTATCATCTTGTTTTAATGCAATCATTTGCCAATTAAAAAACTCATTTTTCCATTTTGTTTCATTTTGAAGGTCGGCCGATAGATTAATATCCAAATCCGCTTGTAATTTTGTCGTCCAGCTACCAAATTTGTCAAATATTATATTTTGTTGTGCGGTTTTGGAATCCGACTTTGATGGTGTGTTTGGTAACCACATCATCATGGTATTGGCCGACGAGATTTCTAACTCAACGTCATATGTTAAATCATCGGATATAGTAAATTTAAAATCAGTAACCATACCGGCTACATAATCATAACTACCATCTGCATCTTTTATTCTATCTATATAATTTTTTCTAGCATCTATTTTACCAGAAAAATTTGTGTTATAATCTTTTAAAAAATCATCCCAACTTTTTTTAGAAGTTATTAAATTATCTAATGTTGTCAATTTTTTAGTTAATATTGCTTCATTACTTCCAAATTCAACCAATAAATGCATTGAAGGTCTTAAATAAAACAATTCAAACATTTCTAATTGTTTTAATGTAAAAATTTTTATTTTTAAACTTGCCGTTTTTAAACTATTATTTGCACCATCCGTATTTACCTCCATTGATGTTATCATTGGTTGTGGGAGTCTTCTATTGGTTTCACCCAACACTTCTATGGGTTTACCTGTGAAGTCATATCCTATAATAGATGCACCAGTACTATATACTTTTGATTTTTCTATTTGATTGGATATAATACATCCTTTATAAATCGTTTTGCTCGATTTACCATCTAATATCTCTTTTATTTTATTGCCATCAACTTGTCCATTTTCCGTTTTTACGGAATCATTTGTTGCTATTGCGGTTGATGATAATATTACGAATGGGTTGGCAAGAGCAACTATTTTTTGATTTTGTTCTCTTCCTTTTAATTTGTCCTCCATCCATTTGTCTAATGGTTTGATAAATGGAAATCCCATAACTTATTTATTTATTTTTTCAAAATCATTTAATATTCTGCCCAAATCATTTGGTATTCTTAATTGTATACCTTCTTTTACATAGAATGATGCATCGTTAATATTATTTGCTACTGATATAACCCACCAAAGAGATGGTTCATTATAATATTTATTTGCCAATAAATCCAATCTATCTCCCGCTTGTGAAATTATATACAAATCATTATCCGATGGTTTTATTCTTGGATAAATTGTGGATGATAAATAATTTTTACCAATTTTAGTTTTTAATACTTCGTTATATAGATATCTACTACTCATTTATATTTTTTTATTATTTCGATAAATTAGTTAAACCATCAAAATTATATTTGAAAACTTTTGTATCTTTTTCACCATCTTTAATTTCGGGTGATTCTATTATTTTCATACTAAATGATACATTTATAACACTCGGATATGGTTTATCATTTTTATCTTGCGAATTACTTGCCCATACTACATTATCTTCTATACTTGTAGATAGAGTATCAATAAATCCAAACATATTTTTATACAACCCACCCAAAGTTAATTCAATAAAATTACCACTGTATGCCAATTGATTGTAATCCGTTTGTCCTTCATATTTTATAGTAGTTATTTCATCATATGGAAATACCAATCCTTTTAATTCATTTAATTTTTGTATCATAATTACCTTTTCTGCAGATGTAGTATAATACATTTTTAATTCAAATTTTAAACTTCTTTCTACACCTAAGTATTTATAACTTTTAAATGGTGAACCCAAATATTTAAAATCAACCCATTCAGGTGTTAACTCTTCATTAATTCCAGTTATTGCTCCTGGAAATACAATTGAATGTTTTTTACCATATGGTTTAATTATTAAGATAGCCTGTTGGCCGTCGGTTCCTTCTATTTTATCTAATAAGTCCGTTTTTAATTTTTCATCGGTTTCGTATGATAAAGTATTTAGTATGTCTTGATTTATTAAATCAAATTGAGATGCCTTTGCTCCTTTTTCTCCAGAAGCTGCCATTGCACCTGCTTTGTTTTGTTCTTTGGAAATACCCGTATATATAATATCCTTATCTCCTCTTTTTGATAATTTTTTTCCGTCTTTCCTTACAAAATCTGTAAAATTTAATGGTTTGTCTGTTTTATTTACGGTTCCATTATCATCTGTAAAGTATCCAGGAACATAGTATTCAAATTTAGGGTCAGATGGTGTTGTTGCAGTATCTTTTGTATTATTAGTATCATTGTTTGTTGCAGCTGATTTCTTTTTAGTCAATTTGGTAATACCTTTATCAACCATCTTACCAATTTCTTTTTTAGCCTGAGACATTAACAATCCAATTGCTTTGTCTTTCATATCATTTGGAGTTCCTTTCAATGCACCGGCATACCAAGGAATTTCTGCAGGTGCTCTTGATACCCAATAGGATTTATCCGCTTCTACCGAATTTATTAAATCGGAATGGTTTTGGAATTTTTCTTGTCTAAGGCCAGTTGCATTAATTGCTCCTTTGGCATCAGGTTTTTCAAATATTGTATCCGATGGTCTATTTGCAGTTCCACCCATAGCAGCTGCTAAATTAAATCCTTTTGGTGCCGTTGGTGGTTTAGATGGGTCGTTATAATATGCTCCTTGAACCGCCAAACCTCTTTCAAATGGATTACTAAGTTGTTTTTCTAATCTATATAATTCAGCACCATATATTATTGGTAATCTTTTTAATAATAAAGTTCTAGGGCCTCCGTTAAATCTATCTTGTAATACAAAATTTTTCAATTGAGTTCCAAAACTTTTATCTTTATTTGGTGATTCAACTCTTAAACTTTTATATTGGTCACTTTTAAATAATTCTTCTATTGTTGGCATTTTACTTTATTTTAATTATTATTGAGCCACTGCGTAATTAACTCCCTGTAACCTATTAATTGAACTTGCAACACCCGTAGTATCTAATGTAATTGATTTACCCTGTGCAGCTGCCAATGCCTCAATTGATGCTACAACTGCATATGTCGCTTTTACACTTTCGTTTTGAACTTTAGCTTGATAATCAAATTGTTTACTATGTACAATGCCTCTTAAATTATCATTGTTTTTTATCATTGATTGAACATCCGCCATACCTTTACTTTGTTGGGTCAAAATATCTTGTTCAGCATTTAAAGCATTTAATGCACTAAGCGATTCGGCTTCTGCATTTAATTGTTTTGCACCATATCCAAATAAATCTTCATCTCCTGTCCATGATAATGAGGAACCGATTTGTGCTAATAATGATTCACCCCAATTTAAACTATTTTCTTCTACTTTTGCAGCAGCTTCTGCTCTTTTTTTATCCATTTCTTCCTGTGCAGCTTTAGCCTTATCTTGTGCGGCTTGAAATGCACCTTCTTTTGTAAGTAAATCTGCAATTTGTTGTTGATTTAACATTTCTCCTTTTGCAAATTTTTGACCAAGCATTGTCATTGTTTGACTTGCACTCTCACTCGTTAATACGCCAGATTGAACTAATTTTTGCACATACTCCTCTGAACCGGCTTTAGTAGTTTGATACGATTGGAACATTGATGCTCTCTGTGAGTCGGATAATGATTTATCTGCTTCTAATTTTGATTTGTATTCTTGTGATGCTGAATTAAATACACTACTTGCCAGCTTAATTGCGGATTCCTTTTGCATTTCTCCTATTGCTACATCCAATGTTCCTTGTTTTTCAGCTTCCGCTAATTTAATTCTGTATTTTTGTTCCATTGCGATTCCTTCCAATCTTTGCATTTGCTCTATGAACAACATTCCTTTTCTTTCATTTTGCTCAAACTCCATCATCTTTCTTCTAAACGCCTGCTCAGCTCCTAATTTAGCTGCTTCATTTGCAATATCTTGTTTCAATGCACCATTTGCAATATCTTTACCAGTTTTTTCTGCGTTCTTTTTATCTAATGTTCCTTCGGTACCACCATCACCACCTTGTTGTAAAGACATCAATTGTTCAACGTCCATTCCTGTGGCCTGTGATAATTGTTGTTTTTGAAATGCATTCATTGAACCAACATCTTGTCCACCCAATGAATTTCTTAAAGCCTCTGCAGCACCGGCTTGGTCACCACTCATTAATTTTGCTCTTGTTTCGGAAAGGTCTACACTTTGTCCCAACATAGCTGATAAACTCATCTCAGCTTTAATACTATCCTTATAATTAAGAACCATTGAATCCGATGCTTTCAGCATTGTACTCATTGATGTTCCCATCTTATTTAATTGAATAGCTTGTTTTGCAAAGTTCTCAGCTGTTCCACTACTAAATTTATAAAGTTCTGCAGAGGAGTCGACCATATCTTTCATTACCACCGATGCCATTGCACCATTTCCTTCTGCAAATTCTTTAATTCCGGCAACCAAATTTGTACCAGTTTCCAAACTAGACTTATTCATTAATCGGAATGTATTGGACATACCCAACACCTCTTCCGCACTTGAACCTAATAATTTTGATAATCCCTGTGCTGCGGTAGACATTTTAAACATACTACCTATGGATGCACCTAAATTTTTTCCTACTGATGTAACCGTATTTAATACTGCTTCGGTTGACGAACCAATTGCATTTAATGCTCTTTCACCAATTCCAATGTATTTTTGGAAACCTTTCATACCACTCATAAAGAGTGTTTTTCTCCTAGCATGCTCCGCATCTATATTTTGCATAGCCTGGCTATGTGCAAAATTTAACCAATCTTTTTCTTCTGAAAGTCTTTGATTATATTCATCCTTAACCAATTGTTGATTGAATTGCAATCTATCCTGCTCAATACCTTGTTGGTACTCAAGCATATCCATTCTTTTTTGATTCTCTCTTTCAATTGGTTTTATTATATTAAAGTCTGCTTGAATTTCTCTATATTGTTTTGATGCAGTAAATGCAGCTTTTGTAGCTTCCGTTGTATCTGTACCTAAAATTGCTCCTATGTCCGAAAGTGATTGTGCTGCTTTTCCTGAATTAAAGAAATCAACTACTTCCATACCAATTGAAAACGCTGCTCCTATTGGGCCCGCTGCTTTAAGTAATCCAGATGCAGCACCCATCATACCACCACCTACTGATTTTAAACCACTAAGTGCCTTACCCATACCTCCACTAATACCTTTACCCCCTGCTTTACCAGCGGCTTTTGCAGCACCTTTTTTATATCCAGATTTAATTTCATCTGCTATATGTCCAAACCCAGATTGTTTTTTTGTAAATTGTCCTTTCTCATTTCTACCTTGCGTTTTTGCAAACATAGAACTGATTGTTTTGAAGTTATCTTTTGTAGAACCCTTTTGACCTGCTTTAAATGCATTGGCAAATTGACTCATCATTCCACCTTGTGGAGCGGGTGCTGTTTTTTTTGTTGATTTTGTACTGCTCTTTCCTGTTGTACCACCACCCTTTGGTGCTTTTTTCCTATCCGCAGTATCTTTTGTAATTGTAGCAGTAAGTTTATTAATAGAACCTACTAAATCATTTTTTATGACACCATATAAATCTTCAAATTGATTACTCAAATCTTTTGATTGCATGTCAAGTGCACCAACAGATTCTTTCAAATCCTTTAATTCTTTATTATTACCTTTTACGGGTCTATATCTTGCCATTATACTTACTTAATACTTTATCTTATATAAATATAAAATATAAAAATTACCTTCTCCTTGTTCTACCAGAAGATGCCGTATTAGATTTACTTAAAGCTTTTTCGTAAGTTTGATTTTCTTCTTCTTTTGCTCCAATTAACTCTCTATAATAAAATTCTCTAAGTTTAACGGGCATAAAGTATAAATCATGCCAATTAAATCCACCATTTGCATAATATACCATTTGAAAAATTCTTTTATGAAGTGCTACTGAGTAATCAGTCGGTAGGGTAAAAAAAGTCGGCCGCTATCGGCACTCTTAGCGCCTCCTTCTCGCCTGTGAAAGGTGATGTATATTCAAAATTAAAATCTACATCCGGAGTAATTTCTCCAATATACTTTCTAAGTGCTCTTGAGTCTTGTATCTGAAATTGATTTGCTACAAAATTACTAATATATCCTAAATCTCTATTACCATTTACTTCTATAATAATTCTTCTCCAACGAGTTGTCACTTCATTACTTTGTTTCAATGTTTTTTCACTAGCTTCAATATCTTTATTAATAGCCAATTCATCTCCATGTGTAAGTAATTTAAATTTAATAGGTGTGTTTGATTTTGGTAATAAAAAATCATATTCATTATTTCTATTCAATTTTGTCTCATCTATTTCTTTTGTAGATAATGTAGCCATATCAACATCAACATCTACTGGTTCTCTTTCATCGGGGTCAGTTATGGTCACCTTATATAGAGGCCCATATGCTAAAACTCGTGTTGCAACTAATATTGCATTTTTGTCACCAATCAATAAATCGGAAGGATTTACACCAGGTTCTACTACAATTGATTCTAATAATCTATCTAATGTAGCACCCTTTCTAATAAGAGTTGTAGAAGTTAAAATATCTTCTTCTTTTGCAGTTAATAATTTAATTGTAATTTCTCCTTTTGCTAATGCACTTGATTCAGGATAACCCAAACCCTTTGATGGTAGTGTTATTAATTCAGTTGCAAATGGAAAAGATTTTTGTGTAGATTGGGATTGTGTTCCCATTCCTCTCATAACTTGTTGTTCGATATTGTCGTTCATAATATAACTTTGTGTTTAATAATATATATACACTTTTTAAAAAAATAAAAAGGGGATAACATTTCTGCATCCCCTTCTTTTTATAATTTTATTTAGATTAGTATTCTAAAATAGCGTAATCATAAGATAAAGTCAATTCAATTGAAACTGGGTCATTTGATGCCCAATCTAATTCACCAAAGTTTGCTGATGTGATAAATGCACCTTTTAAAGTCCATTGTTCAATCTTATCACCTACTGGCCCCAATAAGAAGAATGTGATATCTTTTTTATAGAACGCAGAGTAACCATCTCTACCTGTTAATGACTCATGTGAGGTTCTAATCCACTCCATAACTTGTTGTGCTCCTGATGGAACAATTGGGTCATAAAGAGTGATAGTTACATCATCCCAAGTTGATTTACCTTTCAACTTTCTTTTAACGTTGATGTGGTCTAATTCTACAACTTCCGATGTGAAAGTTGGTCTATTTGCTGTTTTGATAATGTACGATTCGATACCATTGATTTCCATGATGAATCTGTTACCCATCTTTGGTTCAAAGTTACGATAGAACATTTTGTCAAACTCTAATATTTCTGGCATTTTACTTTTATTTTATGTTATTCTTATATAAATATTTGTTTTTTAAATTATCCACCAAAACTTGCTCCCGTTGGTAAAATGTTGAAATCAATTTGAATGAATTCAGCCGTCTTAGTTGGTTGTAAGTAGATAGCACCTTTTAAAATGTTTCTATCAATTACATCCGGAGTGTTATTAGTTTCATCCATCACAACTCTGAAAGCGTATAGACCTTGTCTTTGTTGGATACCCTCTAAATAAGGATTAACAATGTTTAAGAATCTATTTCTTGTTTCTCCTGTGTTTTGTTCAAATACTAAATATTTCGAAGTTGAAGCTATATACTTTCTAACTGTTAACAATAATCTTCTTACATTAATTCTATCTAATGCAGATGGTTTATCTTGTAAAGTTTTTTGACCCCATACTACAATACCTTGTCCTGGGAATTGACATATTGGGTTTACTTTACCTTCGTATAAATCATCTCTTTCTGATTGAGTTAATCTATTCAATACACTAACTGCTCCTGTCAAACCACCTCTATTCAAACCTGCTGGTGCGAACCATTCAGCTGCTACTCTATCGTTTGCTGCGAATACACCTGGAAGTAATACCGATGGTGGAACTGTGATTAATTTATTTGTATTTGTATCAATTGTTTTAATCCAAGGATAATAAACTGCTGCGTAGTTAGTATCAACCGATTCAGCTTGTGTTATAGTTGCTGGTAAAGAAGTTGAAGCGTTACCCGCATCTCCAATGAAGAATGCATCTGCTCTTTGTTCTACCATATCTAAAATTGAAGTCCAAACTGAACTATGGTCTGCTCTATTAACGTGTGGTGCAACTACCATATTGATATCATATTCGTCAGAGTTTGATAAAGCTGCGATATGTTTTCCGTATGCTAATTTACCAGCGGTTGTTGCTGGGTCTATATCAGTTGCGTTTGTGTTTGGTGCAAATCCGTCAAAACCTTCTTGGAATGCTACAACAAATTGTCTTTTTGCAATATCTGTTGATGTTTGTGGTAATACTAATGTCAAACCACAAATGGTATCTAATGAGAATACAGCGTTTGCTCCGTTTCCTGCAAATTTTGGAATCGGTTTCATGTAGATTTTATTATCAGCATTGTTATCTAAATCAATACCACTATATTTTGAAGAATCTATTACTGAACCTGTTGAGAATGTTACTCTTGGCACCAATGATGCGTATGTTGTTGCATTTGCAGCTTCTGATTGTCCACCTGCTCTTACAGGTAATTGATATGCAGCGTGTGCAAAAGGTACTGCTTGAACCGGTGCTTGTGCGTTTAAGTTTGTAATTCTAATATATTTTGAATTATTTACCCAATCACCTTCTTCGGTTATTTTACCCAAAGAATCAATACTTCTTTTTCTATCACCAATTACTCTACTAATAAAGTTTGGAGAGTTAGGGTCTAAGTTTATATTAGAATAAGTTTCTAATATATTCTTTTTCTTATCAGTATCATCGAATGCTCTAACTACCAATGTAAATGTACCATAATCGGTTCCGTTTGTAGTACCCGCTGCTTTTACATTTGAAATTCCAACTTTTATTTTTGTATTTGCTACATTACCTGCAGAAATTGTTTCAATTTGAAATAAATCGTATCGTGTATTACTGATTAATTGAGATTGAATTTTTGGAGTCAATGCTTCACATGCATTACCATCATTAGCTGAACCACTAAATGATTGAAGTCCTAATACTACTAAGCTTGCAGTTACATGTGAATTAAAAGATGAAGTAACTGAACCCGAACCTATTCCGTCGGTTCCAGATAATGTGTAAGAACCTGTATTATATACAAATCCGTTTTCTTTAAAAAATGCGTATGAATATGCAGTTTTTGAACCATATGGTGAAGAACCAAATACAGCTTCAATATCATTTATATCAGTTAAATTCAAAGATGCCGAAGTAAATCCAAATGAACTAGATATGTTAAAAGTTCCGTTAGAACCCGCAGTTAATGATGAATGAAGTAATCCGTATGATTGGCTTCCAGATGTATTAAAAAGAATACCTAAAGATGCCGAATGTGCAGCTCCGTCAAATGATTGAGTTGTATTTGCTATCAATAGTACAGGAGCAGTTTCGGTATATCCTTGCTTACCCGCTACTCTACAAATAGTTGCAGTTCCTGCTTCTCTTAAATAATTTTGTACTGCTAAAGGAGTGTAATATGTGTCATCAACACTACCAAATAGTTGTTCGAATTCAGCTTGTGAATTTACGATTGTTGGAACTACTGGGCCTTCTTTGAAAGGGCCAATGAATGCTGCTCCAATGTCAGCTACACCTTGTTGTAAAAATGAAAGGTCGTTTTCTTTTGTGAAAACACCAGGTGATACTATTTTTTCTGCCATTTTATATGCTTTAATTTAAATTTATTAATTCTCAATATAAATATAAAATTTTCAATCAAAACAACAAATTATGGTTTGTATGTCGGTTGGAAATAATTATATACTTGTGAAATTTCTGTCGATGTTAATACTCTGTTATAGAACAATGTAGGGCCTAGTTGACATTTTGCGTAATTATCAGCTGCTCCTATTTTTATAGGATAAGAAGTTGTTGCTGCAAATGCTGTAACTGTTCCTGTTCCTACACTACTTCCATTCAAATAATATGCAATACCCGCTGCTGCTGATACAGTTACTGCCACCATATGCCATGTATTTAATGCAGGTGCGGTGAATGTTGGGTGAGTGCTTGAAACCGTTCCTCTTGCAGTTGAAAAATGGAAACCATTCCAAGCGGTTGATGTACTACTATATAAATAAAAATTATAATCTCTATCAGCTCCTTCTTTTGATATCAACCCACCATATGCAGCTCCCTGATTTGCCGTTTGTCTAACCCAAGTTACAAATGTCATTGCTGATGTGTCAAATTGAGTTATTCCACCATTGATATTTGAACTTCTATCCTTATACCAATATGCATCACTACCATTTAATGTCCAATATTTGTCAATTCTAGTTGCACCATTATTGTATGCAGGATTAGTTCCACTAAATCCAGCTGCGTTTTGTACACCCGCAGGTCTAACACCTGTATTGTATCCAGTTAAATCTAACCAATCCGTTGTTGCAGTTCCATTTGTTGAAGATGCTTTGGATGGGTCTAAATACATTCTTAATCCGGAAGATGGAATGTATGGTTGAGTCGTTGTACCTTTGTTATGTGATACAAGATTATTTGCTAAGAATACATCGGCATTTTCTACGTTGATTGTTACAATTTCGACATCTGCCGTTACTATTTCTATATTTGTTATTTCAGTTTCACTACCATCACCATTTACTAATTTGTCTCCAGGTAATAAAGTTTCGGTATTTTTAAAATGATATTGTGCTATCTCACTATCATAAACATATAATGGGTGAGTACCAGTTGCGTTAATTAAACCATTGTTTATTGAATAATATCCTTCTGCAAAGTTAAATGTTATATCATTAACTATTACATTTTTTGCATCACCTGATAATGTATTTGACAAATAAAATCTCCAATCAGTTTGGTCACTATCTAATGGTTGAGATTCATCTGGTAATCCAGTTGGTTCCCATGCTTTTATTTCATCACCAACATTTAAATCTTCAATATTGATTTCAGTTCCACTTGCCAAAGTTACCTTAGTACCAAATAGTAAACAGAAGTCAGGTTGGTTAATTGTATTATAAACATCTACTGCGTATAAAGTTTTTGTAGCTGCAACATTATAGTTAGTTGCATTTAAATTATATCCGTCAGCATATGTCATTGATAATACCGATTCAGCTTCAGAATAATTTGCAGCTGCAATTGATGCCGGTGTAATTGGAAACGATGGTGATGCACCTAATGTTGCAGTTCCTACCGAAAAATTTGCATTATTAAATGATACTGTGTAATTTGCTGCTACACTACCAACTCTTGCACCATGTAAAGAACCCTGTGTACCAAATGAAAACGTTGCCGATTCTTCGGTACTTTCTACGATATATGTGAAAGTAGGTAAATTTCTAGTTATAGAATCAACTGCAAATGAAGTAAATGCGGCTTGTGTTCCTGCTGCGGCGTTCATTGCATTCATTGAAACTTGCTGTGTAGTTCTTGCTGTACCCTGTGTTGCTCTATATAAATTACCTAACGATAAATTTGTTCTTGCCATTGTGTAAAGTGTTATTCTCCGTTATAAATATCTAAAAGTTTTTCTTTCCAACCATCTTTATTAGAAAAGTTTTTAATCATCCAATTTTTAAGTTTTTCAAACTCTGTTTTACGGGTTTCGTAATCATCTTCACATATTTTTTGGTAGGTCTCTCTAAACGATATCGCATCATTCGCTTTGTATTTATAATCAAGTGGTACGTGCCACTTTTCATGTAGTATTGGAAGTTTACCCCAATCCACTGCTTCAAAAATTCCATATCCGAATGGTTCATATTCAAAGCAAGAGTGAGATATTCCCCAATCAAGTGCGTAGAACCTTTCTTTATATTTGTAATCAAACTTGTAAACTTTTGTTTTTTCAAATTTGTATCCATATTTCTTTTTATAATATTTGTTAAATGTTTCTGAATTAGTTGAAATATATCCACCCAATCCATCCATATACTCTACATTCTTTCTACCTTCAACTCTTGCTGCGTATCCAATTTCAATGGATTCCGAAAGTTCTTTGTTTTGTGTAAATGTATAATTATTTGGAATATGATGTAAATTTTCCGTTTCATATGGAAAATGATACAATCCTACCCAAACTTTATTTTTAATTTTATTTATTAATTCGTTTTCATATTCCCAATTTCCGTACCAATGTAGATATTCATCTTTATCTTGTTGTGCCATTAAAGACACTTTGGTTAAATTGTGAAAAATTATTGAATCAATCTTTTCCAGGTTTTGATGTATAGCTCTGGTTGGAGTATAATGACCATGTAATATATGTATACGTCTTGCACCTTCTAATATTTCAATAATTTTATCTTCGGATGTTTCCCAAATGTGGTCAATGTCAATTGGAAATTCTTCGTAATTTAAGGGTTTATGTCTATGGAAAAGAAGAAGTGGCTTCACTTCTAAATGAGGTGCCACTTCTTTTATCCAATCGGTTACCCATATATCAGCACCACTATTGAACCAGGGTCCTCCAGCGGTGGTGTAATAAACATCGTACATTAATTATAAACCTTTTGATTCTTTTAACTTTTCGATTTCGATTGTTAAAGAATGAATTTGTGTTTGTTGTTCTTTGATTGCTTCTACTAATAGACCCATCATTTTTGAATAGTCTAATGCTAAGAAACCATCATCTCTTGTTTTAACTACTTCTGGTAAAACTTCTTGTACTTCTTGTGCTATCAAACCTGTTTTAGGAGTTGATTTTGTTACTTCATTCACATCATCATTCCATTCCCAAGTTACACCATTCAATTTAGTTACTTTTTCTAAAGCGTTTGGAATAGTTTGAATGTTATTCTTATGTCTTTTATCCGAAGTAAAGAATGCCGTAATATCACCTGTTGCAGTTATTGCTCCGGTTACTGTTAATGCTCCCGTTGCGGTTGCTCCACTTACTGTTAAAGTACCCAATGTACCAACCGATGTTAATGAAGATGCCGTTACACCCGATGCTAATGTTGCGCCTGATAATGTTCCTGCTGCTGCCGTTACCGTTATTGCTGCCGAACCATCAAAGTTTACACCATTAATTGCTCTTGCAGTTGCTAATGTAGTTGCAGTTGAAGCGTTACCTGTTAATGCTCCTACGAATGCAGTTGAAGTTACTGATGTTAAACCTGCTAATGTGGTAGAACTTGAACCTAATGAAATTGCAGTTGTACCAATAGTAGTTGAATTATTTGTTAATCCAATTGTTGGAGTTGCACCTTCACCACTATTATTAGATAAAGTAATGT